TGAACTAGAAAAGCGAAGTCTCGACAAAAGATTGCAAGGTGAGTTAATTTCGCAAACACAGTACGATATCGCACTGGCGGAATTAAAACTTGAAACGGAAAAGCTTAGGATTGCAGAAGAATATAGGCTTGCGGTTGATAAGACCAATGCAGACAATCTGTCAGCGTCCGATAAGGCTCTCAAGCTCAAAGATTTGGAGATTATTAAAAACAAGGAGCTAGCAATTGCGGAGGATGATCGAAATATTGCAATTGGCGCTGCTCGCAAGAAAATTATTGATCCAATTATCGATGAGATTGACAATGAAACGCTTGCAATTGAAAAGCAAGCAATGGAAGCGAAAAATTTAGCAGAAGGCCGCCTAAGTCTTACTGCAGCACAAGAGGCAGAACTTAGCGTAAAAGAACGCTATGCAAGCCTTAGTCAAGATGAGCGTGAAAACGCAAAGGGAGAGCTGGATATACTTCGTCAACTTAGAGAGCAGCGTTTGCAAAATGCGGAGGCATTGCGCCTTCAGGCCTCACTACAAGAAAAAGTGAATGAAACGCAAGGAATCGGAGGCGGACTTCGCGCTGGCTTCTTCGGTCAAGCCGCTGGTGTTTTTGAGCGGTCCATGCTTGAAAGCGATGGCAATGTTGACTATGCCACGCAAATGGCCAATATTGAGACCACGGCAATGCAGCTTCGTAGCGTATTTGAAGGATTACAAAGTGCTATCAGTGGCGTAAGCGGGGCTTTTGCCAATATGCTCACCGAAGGCATTACAAGTATGATTACTGGCACTGCCACTGCCAAAGAAGTATTTGCAAGCTTCTTGCAAAGCGTGGGCCAAGCTTTGTCTCAAGCAGCTTCGCAGATGATTGCCACCTACATTGCCATTGGCATCGCAAAAATGTTTGCAGGTCTTGGCGGAGGCGGCGGAAATCCAGCAGGTAGCGGAGGAGGGATCTCTGATATTCTTCCTGGAGCAAGTAAATATATGGGTGGTGCAGATGCCGCTGGCAATCTTGCTCCTAATCTTATGGGCTTTGCTAATGGTGGTATTGTCTCTGGCGGCTTCCGAGCTTTTGCAAATGGCGGTGTTGTCAGTGGTCCCACCCTCGGATTGGTCGGAGAAGGCAAATACAATGAAGCAGTTGTCCCTCTTCCTAATGGCAAGAGTATTCCAGTGCAATTCTCTGGTGAACGTTCGGCTCGCGATATGATGAGCCGCAACGCTCAAGCCGTTGCACAAGCATCCCCCATCAATCTCAGTTTTGAGACCACTAAGATTGGCAATACGGAATACGTTAGCCGTGATCAGCTTGAAGCTGCCATGGCAGAAACAAGACGTGCTGCAATTAATGGCGGTGCAGCAAGGGGAATGAGTATGACGCTTGATAGGATACAACAAAGCCCGTCTGTACGGTCTCGCATTGGTATTCGCTGATGGCTGATTTTCCTGCTATTAGACCATCGTCTAGGCAATATACGCCTGGACAATTTCCCTCTAAAACTTATAGAGGACTTTCAGGCGCCACTGTCAAGCGAGTGTTTGGCAATAAAGCCTTCGGCCATACCATGGAGCTTCAATTTAATAATATTTCTGACGTTTCTACCAAGGCTCTCCTTGATCATTACTATGGTCAAAATGGAAGCATTGATCGCTTTGCTCTTTCAGAAGAGGCAATGGCAGGAATGAGCACAGAGCTTAAAGGCGTAGTGAAGGCGCCTACCAATATTTCCTGGGAATATGCCGAGCCTCCTGCAGTGGAGAGTGTATTCAATGGAAGGAGTAATGTTACTGTGCGTTTAATTGGTGAACTGAACTAATGGCGAAAGTAATTATTGCCCATTTCATTGAACTTACCACTTCATCGGGCTCCATCCATCGCTTTCAAAATTTCTTCTACGAAGGAGCTAGTAGCGTTGCTATCCCCGGAGCTAGCTCACCATTGTATGAATTTGCTCCATTTAGAGCAGAAGGTTCATTGGCTTCATTGAATGGGGACAATGCTCCATTGCGCCTTTTGTTCCCTCATAGTCAGTTTTCAGTAGCGCTTGTGGAAGAAGGCAATGGAAATAGGCTTAGCCAGCTTGGTCTGAAAACAGTTTGGCTTGGCAATGGTGGAAACATTTCTGATTACGAAGCTTATTCCGCAGTGGCGCAGTACGAAGAGTTTTATATTGGCACTGGCGCATCGTTTGATGACACTACTATTGAACTAAGATTTAGAAGCTCAATGGACAGCGTAGGGGCAGGATTCCCTCGTCGCACTTTCAATAGTACAAACGTAGGCATTTTGCCAATCAACGCAGAAATTGCTCTGCGTTAATGAACGAACTAATTGGCTTGCAGTATCAATGGGGAGCCAATCCTGACATCCGGCAAGGTTATTGCGATTGCTTTCAACTTGCCTGCGCAGTGAGGCGAAGACTCGGTCTGCATGACCATGCAGGAAGCTTTGCATGGGCCTATGAGCGTTACGACGGCACACTGCCGCCCATCCGCATGGCAAGGTGGTTACTGACGCATGCAAAGCGCATAGAGGAGCCTAGAGCCGGCTGTTTAGCGATGAGCAATAGCAAACAAGCAGCACTGGCTACAATGACTAATAATGCTATTATTTGCATTGCCCCAAGAGGACGAAGCGTTAGCTTGCCGTTATCATTAAAGGCAATCAATAATTTGCAATGGTTTTTACCAAATAGCGATGCGTAAGCTTCTCCCCTACGAGCATCAGCTCATTGAAACGCTTGGCATTACTGAAGAGGAATACTGGCAGTTTTATTTAGCGCAACAAAAATATACCGACATAAAGGCAGGCACCATTCTTGACATTCGTAATGAGCCGATAAGCACTGTTGCGCTTGTCCTTTCCATTGTTGGCACTCTTGCACAAGTAGCAGCAGCATTGCTTGCCCCTAAGCCTGAGGTGCCTAATGCTGCAGTGGCGAAACGCACCCGCAATGCAATTTTTGCTCCTCGTTATGGCTTCAATTCATTCCAAGAAGTGGCTCGCTATGGAGAGCCAGTTAATTTAATCTATACAAACGATACTGAAAACACTTCTGGTGGTGGTATAAGAGTTAACACCTCCTTGGTTTGGTCTGCAGTGCAAAGTTTTGGCACGAGCCAATATATTCAAATGCAGGCAGTTGTTGGTGCTGGTGATATTGAGGAATTTGCCTATGGACGCACTGCCTTCGGCCAAGCTACGCTTCGCGATTTTGCGGCTCAACGCTTTTGGCTTTATAGCAATGGTAATGGAGGACCATTAGTTTTTAGTGATTTTAAAAGCGTACAAGGAGGAAGTTCTCAATGGGACCCCGCCGGTGATGGCGTTGGGGAAGGAGGACTTGTCTATAGGGCGTCTCAAGGGGAAAGAAATTCAGTTGATGGCTTTAGTCAAGCCTTTTCTCCATCGTCCAATAATACGCTTGGCCTATATAGCGTTATTCCAATTAATGTGTGGGTGCTAGAGCGAAAAGAAGATGGTACGCTGTTAAGGGAGGTAACTGTAGAAGGAGAGCAACAGCAAGTCGTTAAAGCGCAGGCTAAAGATGAGCTTGGCATTTATATTCCAGACAGAGGATTGCGTGGCGTAAATTATTGGCCTGCAGATTGGGCGGAAGTCTATGGCACAGGGCCTCGACCGGCTTTTCCAGAAAATGGCTCTATTGAGCTGGTATTTGAAGAAGATGATGCTGAGATAAAAGAAGACACCGAAGAGGCCGCATTAAATTATCGCTCTGCATTGCTTTCTACTATTGATGCTTCTAGTTTGTACAAACTAGGTGCCGCCAAATTTCAACTTGTAAATGCTGACAAAGGATCCGACAGAAAAGCTGAATCGGTGTTCAGATTTTTATGCGTAGAGCCTGGGGTGTTGTGCGAGGAAGATTATAATATAAAGAGCTACTTGCAGAAAGAACTTGATTTAGAAGAAGATCTTGCTTTATATAAAGAACAACTGGCCACTCTCGAGGCAGAACGCACAACTTACGGTCCAATTTATACAGGCGCTGCGCTGTCTAAATTTGAAGAGTTAACTCTTGAATTTGATGATATTGAAGACAAGATTGAAGCTGCCACTTTGATCTTGAGGGGCGAGCTTGCCAATCAGCAGCTTTATGACATTGTTAAAGACCAAGGAGAATTCAAGGGAATAACAAGGCAAATTGAAGCGCTGCAAGAGCAAATTAAAATATGGAACGACAGGATTGACGACCTAAATGATGGTATAGCGGATGAACTTGACAGGCCAAGAGATGAAAGAGACAGAGGCAGGATAGCCGATCTCAAGCAAAGGAAAAAATATCGTCAGCAAGACAAAAGAGGAGCCAAAGGGGAAATTGACAAATTATTTGAAAGGCTTACAACAAAGGCAATTGAAGAAGGTCTTTTTGACGAAAAACCTGGAACTGGCTTACGCGAAGAACGTCGCAGGCTTAAGCGTCAAAAAAACAGAATTAAAGAACGACTAGGCAAGCTAGCTGCCACTCTCGATAGAGATACAAATGCGGAACAAGCCAGGGATAATGACTGGCAAAGCCGCTATCAGGCAATTCAGAAAGAAATAGATTCAATCGAGAAACAACTGCGCGATCCTGAAAGCTTTAATGACCATTTCAACGTAAAATGTTTAGCGAAAGTTGACGAGATTTCCTATAGCACTATCACTAATTGCGACATCATTGATTTCGCCTTTAAGAGCAAAATTTTCAAGCGCATTTCTGGCAGGCAAAGCATTTATGGAGAGACAAAGGAGCCAAAGCACAAAGACGCCGATAATGGCTTGCGTGTACGAACAGCAATGTTCTGGGTGCTGTACAAAAAAGCTGGATCTGCCGATGCCTATAAGCGCATAAAAACAGTATTTGCCATCCGTAAAGGAGTGGAAACAGAGAACTACACAGGGCTTCGTTTTGTTTTTAATACCAAAGATAAATGGGCCTTCAAAATGGAGCCAATTATTGACTTGGCAGCAGAATTGCGCACTCACACTGGAGGACAAGACATTCCTATTGCCTATCTTGAAACTAGGATTTACAAAAATGCTGGAGGAGGTAAAACTATTGACTTAGGTGGAGATGGTTTTGTCTTTTTCAGGGGGCGCCTTCTTGAAACAAAAAAAAGACTTCCGCCTATTAATAACAATCCAGGATTTGTTGATGAATGGGGCGTATTTTCAATGCGTTCTGACACGCAAATTGCTTTCTCTTTTGACAATGGCCCAGAGATTGCTTTAGCAGCAGTAACAGAACAG